GCCCTAGCCGGAGACAAAAACCGAGATGCCAAGCTGGCTGACTTCCGTGAATATTTAAGTCGTGAAGGCCTGCAAGAGCCTGGTGCTGTGAATGAAAACACTGAAGTGAATTTTCTAGCCAAGTTGCGCGACAGAATTGTAAATCAAGGTATGACACCACTGATTGAAACAGAAACAGCCAACCCATATCAAATTTATGAAGCTGAAGAACCAGGCGTGGGTGGCCGGGCCAAAGGCATTGAACACCTGGAAGATCTTGTGTTCCGCAAAGGCTCACGTGGCGTGGATGAAGCACTGGCCATTATACAGCATGCCGCAGATGCACCACAAAAGACCACCAGTGTGAAGTGGGACGGCAAGCCTGCTGTGATATTTGGACGCAAGCCTGCCACAGGCGAGTTTGTGCTTACAGATGGGTCAGGGTTTGATGCCAAAGGCTACGATGGACTTGCTACTTCACCCCGAATGATGGCACAGATACAAAGCACACGCAAAGGTGAACGTGCGGAGTTGATACAATTGTATGCTGATCTTTGGCCACAGTTAGAAGCGGCTGTGCCCACAAACTTTCGTGGCTATGTCAAAGGTGACTTGTTGTACTACCCTGAACAGCCATGGACAGAAGAAGCTGGTAATCTTGTGTTCAAGCCCAACACAGTGCAATATCGCATACCTGCCAAGAGCGCCCTAGGACAAAGAATTCGCAACAGCACCACAGGTATTGCCATGCACACAATGTATGCTGATCAAGGTGAACCCAAGCAGCCACTCAGCAGAGTGTCATTTAATGAAGTACCAGGATTGTTTTTGATTGAGCCAATTTATGGCAAAGGAATTGCACCGCAGGATCCTGCACAATCTAAGGGACAAGCTGCCTTGATCAAACAAATCAAACAAATGCGCCAGAGCAAAGGTGCTGCCATTGATACCTTGTTTAATCCTGGCGAACTGCGAGCCATGCAAATCACAGACTTGGCCAAACTGTGTGTGGACTACATTAATTTTAGAATTGGATCAGGTAATTTTGACAATTTGTTGTCAGGATTTGGAGCATGGCTGCAAAATAATCCCAAAGTCACACCAAGAAAATTTGCCAACATCATTGAATATCTAAAATCGCCTGCATCAAACACAGAAGGCTTGGCTGCTGCATTTACCCTGTTTATTCTGTTACACGATTTAAAACTGGACATCTTACGTAACTTAGATTTGAAAGATCCTGGACACGAAGGTTGGGTAATGGCCACGCCTGCAGGCTATGCCAAAGCAGTCAATCGCTTTGATTTTACTGCTAGAAATCGTGCCCAAAACAATCCGCAACAGGCATAATTTTTGCCAAAAGACTAAATAAAAGCAGGTCCACCGAGACCACTAACTTAAAGGAAATTTATCATGGCTTATCTTACCCCCGTAAATGGTGATGCACAACCGGTATTTGCACTAGACGTACAAAACGGTCCTATCGCTGCTTCTACAAGCACCTCTGGCGCTACTGCTACAGTTCAACCAGCTGGTCCTAAACTGGACTTTGTTCGCTTGGTTGCTAACAACAGCATGGCCACACAGTCAGGCGTGCAAGAATACGTTGCTAACGTTATTCAAGCTCTGCAACAAACTTGCACAGTGGCTATGTACCAAGTTGATACAACTGCTTTGTCAATTGCTTACTACCCAACTGGTGCTTTTGCCAACGCTGCTACAGCTTTGGCTGCTGCCAACATTACCTTCACTGGTTATCAGTTGGACAGCGCAACAGCAAACGGCTTCAAGTTGTCTGCATAATTTTTAGACTTGTTCTAAACCACCCCGGGATTAAAAACTCCGGGGTATTTTTTTGCCGTAAATATCACACGATGAAGTATATGTGCAAAACCCTCTTTGACTGCTCGCCTACTGGGATTACTGGGCATTTTCGCATAGGTCAAATTCCATTTGAAGATCAGGTTGGTCAAGCAATCAACAGTGTCAATGACTGGAACAGAGCAAGAAATCAACAGCGAAACTTTGAAACACTGATTCAAATAATCAGTCTGCGCAGCCAACCAGAGCGCATTCAGGCTCCGCGCTGTGACAAAGGTGTGTGGAGTTTTAGCTTTGAAGTTGAAGCAGAAAGCACATTTGGTATTTCGGGAAATCATGATCCTTTTGCGGCACTGCATCAAGACTGCAATGGAGTGCCCATGCTAACTGGGCTAGACGAGCAGGAAGTTGTAGAAACAGTACTGCGCCCTGACCAGAACATTTGGTTTGAAACGGTAAATAACTGATTATGGCAGACACCACTGATATTGAAAAGAAAAGTCTCGAAGCCCACGTTGAACTGTGTGCCGAGCGATACAAAGCACTGGAACTGCAAATCAGTTCAGTGCAAAAAGACATCGACGATGTCAAGGCAGTGGTCAAAGAAGTGCATGAAATTGTGCATGCCATGTCTGAAAAACGCAACAATCAATTGATTTCCTGGGGTGTGGGAATCATAACATTTTTAGCCGGCACAGTTGGCTGGCTAGTCTCGCACTACGTACTCAAATGACTCGAGAACAAAAACTTGAACGCTGGGCCGAGCGTGAACTGCGTCATAGCATTGACAAAATGATTTTGGATGACAACTCGGGTGGTTGGGTGGTGTTTGGAAAATATCATATCACACCAGAGCAGCAAGTGTTTAATGTTTGGCATTATGCAAACTTTGTGGGATCCTTTGGCAGCAAACGATCAGCAATTTCTTGGTGCATAGCCGATAAAAACAACCAAGCTTCATTGTCGCAACAGATCAAAGTGTTGGACTTTAAAAAACAATTCTTAGACAATGACATTGCTTGTCGCAGTGGTCTAGGCAAACTCAGTAGATCTGCAGAATTTAGAGAAATGGTCAAAACCAAACTTGAACCTAAGGTTTCTCTAAATTCTGCTGTCACAGCCGAACTTGAAAAATGTATATCTTCGGCTAAATATATACAACTTAGAGGATTCTCAAATGAAACTGCAAGAACTAGCCACACCTAAAAAAACTCGTCTGATTACCAAGACGTTTGAAAGTTATTTTGGCTCACGCATCAGCGTTGAACGTCTCAACGCTGGTCAAACTCGTCAAATGCTTCGCAAGGTGCAAGGCCTGCTTGGTGAGCACAAAGGCTCAATGGCACGCCACACCAGCGAACGCAATCCAACTTATCTCAAACTCATGATGATGGAACAGGCCTTGGCCACACGTCTCAAAGAGATGGATGTTCCAGTGCCGGGTGCTCAACCAACTGCTGGCGCTGTTCAACCAGCCGCACAAGTAAAAGATCCTAAGTTGGCTGCTGCTCTAAAAAAGAGTGCCGCAGGTCAAACATTGAATCCCGACGAACAAAAACTTGTTGCAGGTGCAGCATTGATGAAAGCCGAAAGCCGCTTGCGTAATGCTTATCGCATGCTAAAAGAATCTGAAGTGCAACAAGCTCAAGTGGTGTTGGCTGCACAAGACATGGTTGACAAGATGCAATCAATGTTAGAAGATGCCAGCGAAATGCAATTTAAAGAACTGCCTGCTCTAGTTGACTCAATCAAGAATCAAGTGGGTATTGACCAAGCTTCGCAATTCAACGCAGACGCCACAGCCGCACTTACTGGTCTGGTGCAAAACCTCCAAGGTGCCAAACAACAACTTGATCAAGCACTTGGCGTGGTAACTGGCCAAGCCGCACCCAGCACAGCTGGTGCAGACTTAGGTGCCGAACTTGGCGCTGACATGGGTGCTGACATGGCTGCTGGTGCCGAAATGGGTGCTGACGTAGGTGCTGATCTTGATGCTGCTGCTACCGATGCAGGTGCTGACATGGCTGCTCCTGCCGAAGAGCCAGTGGGCACAGCAGGCGCACTGGGTCGTGGCCGTAGATAATGAAAATCTTTGAAGTTGATACCTTTGCTGGTGCAACACCTGACCCAGACAAACTTCTGGGCCTAGTAGATTTTCTTAATGGTCGTGCAGACGACACCAACAGTCAAAAACAAATCAGTCAAGATGCTTTTATTTCTATTGCACAAAGTCTTGACGTACCTGTCAATCAAAGAAACATTATGGATCTAGTTGGACAGCCTCCACTAAGCAATGTGTTAGAACCCATCCAACCTGGCTCAACTGATCCCATTGTGTTCAAAGGCGGTGCTGAACAAACGGTACAACCCAAAATGTCAGTTCCTCAAGCACAACAAGTGGTAGACAAAATGGCCAAATCGGCCATGAAACGTCCAATGTAACAGTCAACCATTGGTTGACACACGGCGTTAAATACAGTATACTGCTTACATAAGGAGGCTGGTAAGACTTTAATATGGCATACTCAACCAAGGTCATTGACCATTATGAAAATCCCCGGAACGTCGGCTCTTTTGACAAGACTGATACTGATATTGGTACTGGTATGGTTGGCGCACCTGCCTGCGGCGATGTAATGAAACTGCAAATCAAGGTACAAGATGGCATTATCACGGACGCAAGATTCAAAACATACGGATGCGGCAGTGCGATTGCCTCATCCTCTCTTGTTACCGAGTGGGTTAAAGGACGAACGCTTGACCAAGCGGCAGCTCTTAAAAATTCAGAGATTGCTGAAGAACTCGCGCTGCCACCAGTCAAGATTCATTGTTCTATTCTTGCTGAAGATGCTATAAAGGCTGCTGTAGAAGATTATCGCAAAAAGCATGATCTCCATAACTGATCAGGCATACAACAAAGTAAAACGATTACTGCAAGCCAAAAACTATGCTGGCATTCGACTTGGGGTAAAAACTACCGGTTGCTCGGGTCTAGCGTATGTGTTAGAATACGTACAAGAATACACGCCATCTGAATCAGATATTAACTATGCCCAAGCAGACTTTGTGGTACTGGTTGATAAGAAAAATGAAGTGTATCTAAGAGGCGTTACTGTAGACTATGTGCGCCAAGGCCTCAATGAGGGGTTTGAGTTCATCAATCCCAATGAACGTGATCGCTGCGGGTGCGGAGAAAGTTTTAGAGTATGAGATCTTTTTATTATCAACCATTGCCCGACGTCACTTTGTCAAATGATATTATAAATGCAATAAAAAATTTACCCTGGCAAACTATGGCCAAAAGAGATATTTATGAAAATTTAAATTGGCACAATTTGGGAAAAAGTACAAGCACAGTGGTGCCAGAAAATTTACGGTCCGAGTATCAGTCTTTCTACGGCATAGAAAATAAACTAGTAGGAACTATGTTTAACTTTGAACTGCCTGTTGAAATTGAAAAAGAAATTCGATCTCAATGGAAATTTCTGTCACACTTTTCTGACCAGCCGATACTTAGGCTTCAGATTGTTTGTGGTGGTAGCATGATTCCTGTTCATGTGGATGTAACAAAAGCAACCAGTTTAATTTTCCCATTGGCCAATCACGAAAATTGTTTTACTCAATTCTATGAATTTTTTGAAGATATAACACTTTGGCAAGAACATTATAGCAACATCAAAGATCCATCGTGGCCGTTGTGTGAAACTCCAGCAGACATTGTTAACTTGCCTGAACATTGTCAATTGGAACTAGCAGCCAGCGAGGGTCATGTGGATTTTTTTTCAATGATTAGAATACGGCGGAGTGGTTCCAAAAATGAAAATGGTTACACACCACCACCCAACGCATTTTCCTATGTTGATCAAGTTGAAATTTACCCAAACCCAGTTTTGTTAAACATAAACAAATTGCATGGTGTGAGATACACTGAAAATAGCCTCACTGAGGACCGTCCACGAATGTCACTGTTTGCAAAATGGCCAAGTTCTCTTTTTAAAGATGTTTCTAAAATTTTTTAAATGTACAATCCAAAATTTGACTATAAACCCATACCCAGGGTCACCATAGATGGCAAGAGATTTTATGCCACGCCAGATGGTAAAAATCTACCTAGTGTGACCACAATTCTAGACCGAACCAAAAGTGAAGAAAGTAAAGCAGCATTGCACAATTGGCGGCGTGCAGTGGGTGCAGAACGAGCACAGGCCATCACAACAGAAGCTGCCAACCGCGGCACCAGAATGCATACCTATCTTGAAAAGTACATTCGAGAAGGTGCTATACCTGCTCGTGGATCCAACCCATTCTCTTGGCCCAGTCATATTATGGCAGAAGAAGTTGTCAATAAAGGCCTGGTCAATGTGAGTGAATTTTGGGGAATTGAAGTGCCATTGTATTTTCCCGGCGTATATGCAGGCACAACTGATGGCGCCGGTATTCATTTAAATGAAGAATCCATCCTAGACTACAAACAAACCAACAAACCCAAAAAACGTGAGTGGATTGACGACTACTTTGTTCAGCTATGTGCATACGCAGAAGCACACAACGAACTGCATGGCACACGAATACGAAAAGGTGTAGTTTTGATGTGTGTTAAGCCCGATCTAGATGAGCAACACAACATCGTAGGACAACCTAAATACCAGGAATTTGTGCTAGAAGGTGTGGAATTTGAAAAATATCGCACCATGTGGTGGAAAAAGGTTGAACAGTACTACGTGCTAAATATGTGATACCTCAAGGAATCACACTGTGGCAATAGTACAAGTATCTAGAATAACCCAACGAACCGGACTCGAGACAGACCTGCCTCAACCCTTAGCTGGAGCCGAATTTGGCTGGGCAATTGATCAGCGCAAACTCTACATTGGTAACGGCACAATTGCTGACGGTGCTCCAATAGTGGGAAATACCGAAGTTCTCACAGAGTTCTCAGACATTCTTAGTTTTGCCACAGCATACACTTACCAAGGTGCAGCCGCTGGTTACACAGTGCAAACAGGCCCTACATCAGGCGATCCTGTTAGCCAAAGCATACAAAGCAGACTGGACAGTTACGCTGTTGTAACAGACTTTGGCGCGGTAGGCGACGGCAGCACCGATGACACCGATGCCATCAACCGAGCACTGTTCCAATTGTTCTGTGTGCAAAACAACACACAAATACGCCGAAGTTTGTTTTTCCCAGCTGGCACGTACATTGTCACAGACACCATACTGATTCCGCCTTGGGCCAAACTGTACGGCGAAGGCGCTGATTCCAGTATCATCTATTTTACTGTGCAAACTTGGGCTGCCAACACTGCCTATGCAGCTGGTGTGTTGGTCAAAAATTCAGGCAGCTACTACCGCAGTATTGCCGCTGTGCCTGCCACTGGTATTTTGTTATCCAACGCAAGTTACTGGGAATCTACCACACTGCCAGAACTGGTTGTTAGAACTGCCGACAGTCAACAACAAACTGGAGTCAAC